AATGGTCATTACTTGGCTCAATATAAGGATCACCAGGTTGCACCACAATGCTGTTAGCAAGCGGTGTGGCAGGTGGGAAGGAAAACACCTGCCACGCCGTATTGTCAGTTAGCGCGGCTGCGATTGTTCCTCGTAGGGTAGAGATTGCTGACATTATCCTACTTGACCGCCCGGCGCTAAGTGATCCGCAAGTAAACCGCGAACACGTGCCATTAAAGTGTTGCCCATGCGATACGGCGAAGGTTGAAAGTCTGGTGAAATACCACCAGCGTTTGAAGCTTGGCGAGCCTGCCAAATGTCAACAGCGACCATTAGTGATGCTAAGTTGACTTCAGCTAAAGTTGCGTAGTCTATTGATTGTGTGCCATAAACACGACCCCAAGGTGCAATTGTATGGTATTCGCGTGTCGTAATCTGCGCTTTAACAAACTCTAGCCAAGTTTTACCCACGGCAGTAATTGTTTGTGAGCCATTGAAATGTTGACGTACATTTTCAACAGTTATTGTATCGCCAACTAAAAATTGATCTACGTTTTCATAAATATAAATGCGCCCTGTTGTGCCTGTGGCTTCTAATGCGTAAACAGATTGAGTATTAAACCATAACTTACTTTTTACAATATCTTCAGCAGCTTGGCAGCATTCTTCCACTACTGCTGAGCTGTATAAAGCACCAATGCCAAGGGCAGAACGCAGTTCCGCTTCAGTTACGTATGTTGCAGGCATTGTCTTTCCTTTCTAATGTTAGCCCCGGCGCAAGGGCTGTGCGCCGGGGTAACTCTACGATCTAGTTAGTTAGATCAGGACTTGTTGAACCAGTTTGCACCAGCGCCAACCTTGGTAGCTAATGCACCATATCCGTAGTACAGCAAGTCAATTGTTCCATCGCTGTTTACGTTTGTGCGAAGCTGGAAGCGTGGTGATTCAAACCATTGATATGAATCTGGGTTGACAACTACCATTGAATAATCGCCTAGACCGGTTGCACCAGTTCCAGAGATTTGGCGGTTGACACGAAGGGTTAAGCCTGCAACTGTTCCTGAAACTGAATCTGGTGAAAGAACGCCACCATTGTTTTGTGGATTTGATGCAATGTAAATTGGGCGGCCACCATCTTCATAGGACATAATCTTTGCCCATTGCTCAGGTGATACTACAATGTTGCGAGCAAAGCCAAGTGTTCCCTTATAGATTGCACCAGCGGCGTTTGCAATGTAAGTCAATAGACCTGTCTTATCTTCAGTTGTTGCATCTGCGTTTAGAACGCCATCGTTTGCAACTTCAGCAGTTACGTAGTAGTCGGTTTCCTTTGCGTAAGCAAACTCCATTTGACGTACAAGCTCATCAAAGAATGCTGGGCTTGAGCGATCAATTAGTTCAACAGTTGTAATTGCGCGGCCTTTGAATGGCTTTACATCAACGTTGATGAAAGATGCAGTTAGTTGTGAATCAGCAATTGCTTGATTCTCATTAATCTGATCTACTGTTGGTACAGCAGTTACCTTAGGAATCTGGAATACAAGTCCAGCATCAGGTAGCGTTCCGCGGCTGATTGAATCAATCATTGGGCGGTCTGCATTTGATAGTGGGTTAATAATCTCTGTTAGCTGGCGTGTTGGAACCATGCCAGGTGCAGTAGTTGTTTCGTTGTCGGCAGCGCGGACATACATTGCTGCATCGTCATCGCCAAGGAACTTTGCACGTAGAGTGTTTTCAAGGTACTTAGCCTTGGTAAACTCTAAACGTGGCTTGGCATAAATTGGTGCTGTAACTGTTGGGCGCGAAGCTTCCACCGCAGGGGCTTCAACCTCAGGCGCAACGGCTACGGCGTTTGTTGTGTCTTCCACAACGGCCTCGCTTTCGTTTTGGGTTGTTGTTTCTTTTGCAGCATCATCTTCAGATGCAGCAACGCTCAAAACTTCCGCGCTCTTAAACGCAGCAGCTTGAACAAGACTTGTTTCCATCATTTTGCTTGATAAAACACGATAAACGCCGCCATCACGCTTGCCATCAATGACTTCAACGCCAACTGATAGGCCGCTACGTAGTTGCTCACTTGCCTCAATCAACGCATCGTTTCCGCGTGTCGTGTTGCTAATCTTAAATGTGGCATACATGCCATCTTCATCTTCTCTGTAAGACACCATGCGACCAATTGGCTTCTTTGCATCATGCTCTAGCAAAAGCTTTGGCTTAGGGCTGTCAGGAATCTCAATTGATCCTTTTTCAAATACAACTTTGCCAGCAGATGTCTGCCCAATCTCACCATCAAACGGCACAATTTTGCCAGAGATGGTGCGCTCACTAATTGAGCATTCTAAATCGCTAGTAAATGTTAGGTGCATTTTCATTTCCATTCGGTGATAGGTTTTCCATTTCCATGGCTTGTTCTACTGTGATTAAACCAAGTGAAAGCATTTTCTCAATCACAGTTAAGCGTTCAATTGCATTAACAGCCAAGAAAGCATCCTCAACATCAAACTTAACAATGTTAGTTGATGCTGTAATGTCATTCATGCTTAGTCTGCCTTCAATGGCGTGTAAAAATGGCGCTAGTGATAAAGAAACAAACTGACGGCGTTCATCTTGCACGTTGGCATAGGTCATGCTGTTGTTCATATCTGCACTTATGTAATATGCAGGCACATTCATTAAACGCGCTACTTGCGTTGACATATTTTGTATTAAGTCAACATAGCCCATGTCCTTAGGACTAAAACTAGTCGGCACGTAATCTAAAGTGCTAGTCAGATAGGCTGTTGCGCGCTGTGATCGTGCCGACTTCCATGCTGCCAAGATTGCTTGGACTTCTTCCTGTGATAAATCTGCACCTGTGTTCTTAATGACACCTGAAGGCATTGGGGTTGCAGTTGCAACGCTTGTTGATTTATCTAAATCAATTGCAGCACGTAGAGTTCTTGCGCCACGCGCTAATACGCCTTCATCTAATCCTTGGAATGTAATTAATGAGCCAAGGCCAGACATAGGCACTTCTTTGCCATCAATGTAATAGCGTGTTATGTATTGGCTTACAGGATCGCTATCAAATGAAACGCGACCTGGTGCAATCCATTCAAATCTTGCTGGCCTGCCATCATCAAAATAAGTTTCAGTTACGCGCCAATATGCAACGCCAAAAAATAATAGTGAATCTACTGTCCAAGCTAATGTTACAGATATTGGTTGCGCTGTAGCTGGTTGCTCTAGCCATAATGGCTTGCCTAGTTTTTCGCCTGTGCTTTTTTTGTATAAGCAAAGTGGGAACGTTGCGATTGTTCCAGCAATAAGGTTTCTGCACCTAGCAACTGAAGGTACGCTGATAGCTTCTTCTCTGCCTACTGGATTAAATGCTAATGGTAAAAAATAATTAAAAGAATCCGTCATTAACGGCGGTGCAAGTTGCGCCTCTATTTTTGCAGGGCGAAAACGATCTAGTAGACCCATCGTTTAATGATAGCACACAAAACGGACATATCTAGCATTTTAGACATAGATTTGCGGTTTGCTTTGTGGCTTTAACAATTGATGCACGACCATGGCTAATGAGATGGCAGCTGACACATCCCCAGCCGACTTACGGCGCACGATACGCCAACCGGCATCCGATTCCTTAGCCGCGCAGTTATTCATGCTATCTACTAAGGTTTGCTGGCCTGCATGAACAATCCTAGCGTTTACTATGCTGTCATATAGATCAGAGCAAGCCTGATAGAACACAGTTCCAGACATATCCTGTATTTTGTGGCCTGATTGGCTTAACCGCTCAGCTACGCTCATGGTGGCGTACTTATCAAAGCAAATCATCCTTGGTTTGTATTGCTTAGCCCATTCATTGACTTCAATAGCCATTTTAAGTTCATCTATGGCTACTTGGCTTTCAAATTGGGCTATGACACCCACGCCAACCTTGCCATCATCCATAATCTGACCAGCAACTAGGCTTGCCATCTTTTTATTAACCGATATGTCCATGCCAAATATAGTCAGCCTGCCTGGCTCTAGTTTTAGTTCAGCAAAGCCTAAATCCTCAAATGCTTGATGTGGCCATGGCGATTTAAGCGCGCTAATCCACATGCAAAGGGTTTCGGTGCGCGTAGCTTCAACGCTAGATGTGGCTATTGCTTCTTCAATGGTTGATTCATCAATTAGGTAGCCCAATGCTGGGTTAGCCTGATACCAGGCGCTCTTATCGGTTATCTTGGCAAAATCATCCGCGCTATATTCCCAATAACCCATTGTAGGGGGTGGATATGACAATGCTTTAGATCGTAAGTCATTCAATACGCTTGAATAGGCATCCCCGGCGTTACTAGTCATAAATATCTGACTATTTGGCCTAGCCCTAGTAATAGGCTTAGCAGCTGTCCAAGAATCTTCATCAATCTCACGTAACTCATCAATGTATAGCAAATCCGCGGTCTTACCACGGCTACCATCTCTTGTTGCCGCGACTATCTCATATCTAGCCCCATTAAGAAGCTCTACTGATTCCTGACCATTAGCCACGCGGATTTGCTTTACCTGAGCCATCAACATTGGGTTATCCTCAATGACTTCAACTACCTTGCGAAAGGTATCTAAAGCCATACCCCTGTTAGATGACATAGCCACTATATTCTTTTCGCCAAAAACAAACAAACCGGCAAGGATGCGTATACGTGCTAGGTGTGTTTTACCATTTTGACGTGCTACTAGCAGCAAGCTTGTCTTTCTACGCCATTTACCAGCTTTATCTACTGCCAGCAAATCCTTAAGCACATATTCCTGCCAAGGCAGCAGCGTAAGGTTTAGATCATCAAGAAACTTCTTGACCTCAGGTAGCCTGGACTTTCCTTTTAGCGGCGCATTCTGCAAGC